TTGAGCTGCTCCTCGTCGACCACCTTCGGCTTGATGGGCTTGGTCTGGTTTTCCTCTTCGAGGATCTCCTCGAGCTTTTCCTTGTCCTCGATGATATCGGCAGACAGGGGCAGCTTGCCTTCGGTGGCGAAGAAGTCTGGCAGGGTGTAGACGCGACCGGCGTTCTTGCCACGACCCATGCGCCCATAGGCGGGGTGGTAGAAGCCGTTCTTGTCGAAGCGTACGTTGATAGGCATTTGGGGTTCCTCTTCCATAGGATGGCAGGCGGGCCCGAAGGCCCGCCTGTGTTATCAGTTCGAAGCGTCCGGGTACGCTTGCCACTTCGCAACGTCCTTGGTCAGGAACGCATTGATCGCGCCTGCCGTGGTCGTGGTGGTCGCAGTGACGCACAGGATGCCGAGGTAGCGCTCATAGGCAGCGCCCTCCATCGGCAGCGCGATCGCTGCGATCGTGGCGCCAGCGGCGGTCAGGCCGGAGCCTGCTGCGCCGGTGGCGATGGTGCCGGTGTCGTAGTGCACCGTTGCCGAGCCATCGGTGGCGATGGCTGCAGCAGCGTCCGATGCGAGCTGGAATTTCACAGTGCCGGCAGAGCCGCCCGTGATGATCGCAGTGTCGCACTGGATGACGAGGTAGATCGGTTCACCGTTGCCGATGTCCCGCGCTTCCTGCAGGTCGATGACGTCGCCGATGAGGGCGGTGCCGGCAGATGCCGCAACGCTGGTCGCATCGGCGAACTCAAGAAGGCTGTCGAGGATCATGTCTGATCTCCTTTCTCAGGCTCACACAACGCGAGCTTCGTTGATGGACAGGGCGTCGCACCGACGGATCGGATAGCCACCCCACGAGGTCTGCATCGTGCCGCCGACCATTTCGGTGGTCAGGGTCGAGTTGGAGACCTTGTCTGCGGTCTGACGGCGCAGGAACGCGAGCACCTGCTTGTCCATGTACCAAGCGCAGCGCCCGAACGAGGGGTTCGGGATCTCCGTCAGTGCACGGTGCATCAGGTCGTTCAGGTCTGCACCACCGGTGAGGTCCGACGTCAGCAGCGAGCGATCGATGTTGGCGATGCGCACGACATAGCGCCAGTCGCGGACACAGAGGCCAGCATCCCAGCGGTAGTGCGTACGGTACGCCTGCATGCGACCGTTGTTGCCGTCGGCGTCCTCGATGGTCACTTCACCCAGATCACGCTGCTGCAGACCGGCGGTCGAGCCTTTGGGCACGATACCGTGGCAGGTGTTGGGCGACCAGCAGATCAGCCAGATCGAGGCGTTGTCCGAACCCGTGCCGCCGCCATCGATGATGTTGTCGCCGTTCTCGGCAGACTTGTCATTGTAGCGAGGCGCGAAGCCGGTGAACTCTTCGGGGGCGGTGGTTTCATCGCCGTAGAAGAGCGTGTCCGCGATCTCTTGGTTCATGCCCTCGATGTGAGGACGGTCTTCCTGCAGACGGAAGGCAGCGGGATCGCCCGCCATGTCCACGAGGGCCTTGTCGACCTCCGCGTAGTCTTCCAGCATGCCGCAGGTGTCCGTCACTTGGACCGCACGGCTCTTGGTCGGCTGAACGCCGCCGTAGAGCTTACGCCAAGTCGGGGTCGGGAGACCCGAACGGATCGACGACCGGTGACCGGTAGTCAGGTTGCCTTCGAGCCAAGTCATGTCCGCAAGGATTTCGTTGGTCTCGTTCAGGATCTCGACGACGTCAGCAATGGTGCCGTCGGGATCGGTGACCTTCGCGAGGTCTGCGAGGGTCGGGTTTTTGACGCCAAGTGTGGCCATGTTGGGCCCTCCTTCTATTACGCCGATTTGTCAAACATGGATGGGTACATTCGCTTCAGCGTCCCTTCCGTCTGCGGGGCAGCGTCGCCCTGCAGAAGTTTCGGGTCAGCGATTGCCTTGCCCACGCGGTTCAGGAAGCGCAGCACCGCGGGATGGTTGCCGATCGCCAGTCCGTTCGGGTTCTCAGGGCTGGGCGACTTGAGCAGCGCACGCAGATCAGCATCGCCGAACTGCTTGATTGCGCTTTCCGCGACCTTGAGGTTCTCGGCGAACTTCTCGCCACCGATCTCCTTGTCGGCCTTGGCACTCTTGCGCCAGTCTTCGACCCGTCCATTCCAGCTTTCGACAGCCGCCTCGTTGAGCTGCTGCGCGCGATTGATGTCGTACTCGATCAGCGATTGGTACTGCTTTTGCGACAGCCCCATCTCGCGTGCTTGATCGGCGAACGCCTCAATCTTGCCCTTGGTCTCGTCGTCAAGCTCGAGGCCCTCGGGCGGCTCGAAGGTGTACGTTTCCGGCACACCCTCACTTCCACCGCTCTCGTCGTCCGACAGCAGATCGGCGGCATCTGTAGCGTCTGCATCAGCAGACGTGGAAGCATCGGCAGCGGTGGTGTCAGCTGCCGTGGCTTCGGTTGTTTCTTCGGTCCCGGCGAGCAGGTCGCCTTCAGCTTCATCAGCCATCGTTCTTTCCTCTCTTCCTAGTCGCCGAAGTGGTTTTCTTCCAACATCAGCATGAACTTGGCCTTCGCCTGCGTGCGGATCTGCTCAAGCAGCGCCTCACCCACGGATCTGGCCCCCTCGTTGAAGGCAGTGCTGTCACTGTCGCCCGGGATGTGACTGAGCCTGCCTACATGACATGTACCATAGATCAGCTCGTACAGGAAGCGACGCCCCCGCGGCTCTTTCAGGATGTAGTCCAGATCGCGCTGGCGATCGGCCTCTTCCTTCTCCGCTTTGGCGACCTGTGCCGGATCTGATGCATCGTACATCATACGGTCGCGCCTCCACCTTGCAGCAGCGCGGTGAGTGCGTTCGGGTTCTGCGTGTCAGCTTCAGACAGCACCTTGGCCGCCTGCGCGCCCTGCTGCAGCTGCATCATCTGCTGCTCAGCCTGCTGCGCCTCGCGGCGCTGGGCGCGGATCGCCTCGACCTGATCAGCATCGCGTAGGATCTCCGGGCTGGTGCCGAGGATCTCGCCGTAGCTGCGGATCGCCTCGTCTGCATCGAGATTATCGACGATCTCGGGGAACACGGCGCTGAGGTTGCCGGCGAACGAGAACGTGCGCTCGATCGAGGCAGCGGCGACCGCCTCCTGCGCCTGTGCCAGCAGCGAGATGTACTTGACCTCAAGGTCGACGCCTTCAAGCGCGGGCGGCGGCGGTGGCAACATGCCTGCCTCGAACGCGAACAGGAACACGTCCTCGATCAGCGGATCGAGGAACTCGGTGTTCAGGCGCTGCAGCACCGGGCCCAGCAGCACGAGCTTTTCCTCGTGGCGCTCGGCGACCTCGGTGGCGGTCATCATGCGCCGATCGCTGTTAATCATCATGGCGAACAGGTCAGCGTAGAAGCCGCGCTGGATGCGGTTCTGCACCTCTTGGATGTCCATCATCATCTCGTTGATGCGGGGCTGCACGGTGTAGGCAGGCTGGAAGCCCTGCGTGCCCTGCTGCGGGTCGACGTAGGTCGTGCCACCCGGCAGCACGGTCGACGGCTTGCCCTTGAGGCTGAGGCTGCCCACCATCGGCGGGTTGACCATCTTGTCGATCGCCTGCGCCTTGCGCTTCTGCTCGTGCTGCAGCTGCTTGATGTCGCCGAGCTGCTCCATGCCGGGGCTGACGCCGTAGACGTCGCCGCCCAGCACATCCCAGCGCGGGCAGTAGGCGGGGAAGCGATCGAAGCCGCCCTCCTGCAGGAGCTTGTCGCCGTCGGCGCCCTTCTCCATGTAGACGTCCATGAACGCCTTGTTCTTCGGATCGAGCGGGCGCGTCAGGTCGCGCTCTTCCATCCGGCGCGGCTGGATCATGTGGATGACCTCGATCCGCTCGTCGTAGTTCTTCTGGTCCCACAGGCGCTTGACGGTGCGCGAGACGTTCGACCAGTCCTCGCTGCCATCGCGCTGGATGACAAACTGCTCGACGATCTGCGACACGCTCATCGTGAACTCGCGGCCCAGCGTTTCGACCGCGCCGTATTCGTTCTCGGCGATGACGTATTCGCCAGCGGTGAACGGGCGGAATGACACGATGTCGGTCGGGTGCCGGCGCCGATACAGCGCAGCGGTGCCGAATGCACCCAGCTCGGTGTAAACGGTCGAGGCGCTGTTGTAGAAGTTCGAGCGTGTCAGGATCGTGCGGATGATCCGCTCGGTCTGACCCAGCCAATCCTTGACGCCCTGCGCGTCCATCATCTCGGGATCTGGTGTCTGCAGGCGGAACCACGGTCGCGCCGGGCTGGTCATGCCGCTCATCATGCCGGCAGCCAGCGTGCGCAGCGATTGGCCGCCGGTGTTGTCGACGATCTTGGTGCTGCGCTTGCGGCCCTTGCTGTTCTGGCTCTCGATCAGGTAGCGCCCGCGCCGAGGGATAAGGTAATCCGAGATCTCTTGCCAATGGCTACGCCAGCTCGACCGGTCGTCCTCGAGACGTTTCCAGCGCAGATAGATCGCGCCCCGCTTGCCCTTGAGCGAGCTGTTCATCAGGTTTTCAGGCGTCTGCGCGACCATCGGTTACTCCCCGGATAGCGACGGCTTGGGCGGTGGCGGCGCGGTTTCCTGCGCCTTTGCCCGCTCAGCGATCGCTGCGTTTGTGCGTTGCTGTGACATCACTGCCCCGTCAGAGATTTGAGCGCGCGAGCGGTGTCGCTGACGCTGAGGCCCTGCGCACCGCCGACGTTGCGCACGCTGCCGCCGACGCCTTGCTGCATGCGACCGCGACGGCTGGCGTCAGCCCGGGCGCGGCTGGTCATGGCATCCTGCATCGTCGGTGCAGGCGGCGGAGCTGCCGGAGGCGGAGGCGGCGGTGGTGCACTGCCGCCGCCGAGGCCGGGCAGGGTCAGGTAGATGGCGAAGCGTGACATGCGAGATCCCCCGATCTGGATTTGATGAGATGCTGACGCAGCTGCCACGGCGTCACCGCCGCGGACCTGATGCCGCAAATGGATTTGGTGAGGCCGACGCAGTTGTTCAAAATGAACGGGCCCGGCGTGTGCCGGGCGGTGCGCTCGATCGCGATGACCTCTTTGCCTTGGTCGCGCAGATGCTGTGCGAGCGGGTAGCCCGGTTCGCACAGCACCGTCGTGACGTGTCCCTCGAGCCGCAAGTCGTGACCGACCCACGAATGCGCGCGCTCATCGATGATGGCGCACCAGACGTGCCGATACCCGCGTTTCAGCATGAAGCTGAGCGGGTGCAGATTGTTATGTTCAAAGATCACAAGCGCGTCTGTCATGCCGCGAATGTACACGACGGGGCTTGACATGTCGAGATCAGCCTCACCCGAAGGGATCGTACTCGTGCTGCGCCTGCTGATAGTTCGCGCCGTCGTAGCCTGCGCGGGCAGAATGGTGCACTGGGATGGCGTAGGTCAGCGCCAGCGCGTCAGCCATGTCTGGACTGCTGAGGCCGCGCTTCTTCATGTCCTCTTTGCGCTCGAGCTGGATCTCGTTGCGGATGTTGTAGCCGTACTCGACGCCGGTCAGGTCGGTCTTGAGATCCTCGTCGTCGGGCAGCCGGACGCCGGCCTTGATGGCGTCGCGCAGGTTGCCCCACATCTGGGCGCGCATGTTGGCGTAGCCCTTCTGCGTCGCCTTGGCGCCGAAGTTGACCTCGATCACGTCGTGACCCAGTTGGCGCAGGCGATCGACGACAGGTCCGCCGACGCCGCCACCGTCGACCATGATGGCGTCGGGCCGCTTCTCGTTGGCGATGCGCGACACCTCGGCTGCCAGCGTCATCGTGTCGATCTGCTGATAGACGTGGAAGCCTTGGCTCTCGGCGTCGCGCCCCTGCCGCAGGTAGATCACGCTGCTGTCATCCCCGAACCGGGCAACGTCGACGCCCATGACCAGCGGCTCACTGGGACCGACGTACACCTCGAGATCGATGCACTTCTCGACATCGCCAACGCTGATGAACTGCAGAGAGCCAGCGTCTGGGAACATGCCACGCACGCGCACCTTGAAGAAGTCGCTGTCCTCGCCGTAGTCCTTTTCCCATTGTGCAAACAGCTCCTTGTTGGTCTGCTCGACGTCGCGGCTGTCGATGAAGCGGCGGATGTAGTTGTTGCGGAACCGGCCCACCATGTTCTGGTAGAAGCGCCCGCTGTTCCGCGTCGGGTTGCCGAAGTCGAAGGTCATCGGCTCGCCGTCGGTCAGGCCGCCCTCACGCACTTCGTAGATCCGATCGGGCACGGCTGACGCCTCGTCGAAGATGTAGAACGGCGTCGAGTTGGCGGCGTGCAGGCCTGCGAAGGCCTCGCTGTTTTCCTCGCGGCTGGTCAGCGCGTCGACGCGCCACGTCTCGCGGAAGTCGTTGTGGTACATGTTCAGCGAGCCGGCGCCGCTGTTGAGCGTGTACCAGTGC